ACGTAGTTTTTGTAACTCGCCAGTTATTTAATATATTATCAGGTCTTTCCCATTTACCACTTTCATCGTGTGCTAATAATTTTAGCTTTTCACCATCATAAGAGTTATCACCTGTATTTTTCCAATCAATAGTAGTATCTAAACCTTGTAAGTCTAAAGCTTTTATATTCTCTTCGAGTTTTCGTCTTGTAAGCTTAGACGCTGGAACTCTGTAAGCCAACTCTGTTTTTGGTCTATCCATACCATCTTGTATTGGCTTGAAGAAAAACGGATAATTAACAGATATTGGAACAACCTTATCGGTGAACATCTTTTTTGCATCGGCTCCAGACTTTGAAAGTATACCGAATCTTGAGTCACTTGAGATTGTCGCCATATTAACCAGTTCTGCTGATGCCATAAAGGAGAAACCAGACCGTCTGTTTTTGAGGTAGCACATTCCGTAACATCTAGTATCTGCTTTGCACGCTTCCCAGAATATAAAGAATAATCTATTTGATTCTCTATATTCAGGTGCTCCGACATCGATCTTTGACCACTGCAGGTACATGTAATGAGTACCAGTAATATATACAGGACTGCCATTGTTGTAGAAATAAAAACCTTCTTCTCTTCGCTTAAACTCTTCATCTATATAATCGTACCATTTTTCTTTAAAATCAACTGGATATTCTTCCCAGTCAAACCTACTTTTTATTCTTTGTAATTCTTTTGGGTATTCGAATCTTTCCCAATATTGTTCCTTCTTTGTTTCTCCTCGTTTATACGGTTCATTTGCTGCTGGTAAAGCAATGCGGAGATTTTGTATTTCGATGATCGGTCCAATAGTACCATTTTTACTTATACAAACAAAATCGTACTCAGCGTTATAACCATACTTCCATTTTTTATATCTGTTTTGTTTTTTAAGATATTTAGGATTTATAACATCTGGTATTTCTTTCCAAAGCGTCTGCTCGTAACTCACTTACTTCTCCCTTCTGCAAAACCTTTAAAACTTCTTTCTTCTTTCTTAGTTTCCTTTGTTTCACCATTTAATATAGCTTCTTCCTCTTCAATGCGTTGTAGTATTTCAAAAGCATCCATTATACAAAGCTTTTTAGTTGCTGCTGCGTTTTTAAGCCTGTCAGCTGATACATCATCTTCAGTATGTGTAATAATCTTCTCTTCAGCTACTTTAATTAGCTCATCAACTGCTTTGCGCCCAGCTTGGATTATATTCTTCCTCGTATCCTTCGTGTTCATAGGTTATAGCTATTTTATTAGATTTCATACAATATAAACGTTCATCTCCTATAATAAACTCAAACTCAGAACCTGGTTTAAATACTACAAGTGCTCCAGGTGTTAATCCTGCTGCTTCTAGCGAGCTATTAGAATATTTTAATATACCAAACAGCTCTTTCTCTTTTAACGTACTTAAATTAGATTTATTTTTTATAGGCGCTACAAAACAGTAGTCTAAATGAGATTTATTATTATACATATAAATTTGATCAGGATATGCAAAATATAAATCATCTTTAAAATATGTAGAGCTATTACGTTCTTTACCACGTTGATCATACCATCTTCTAAATATGTTATGATGAACGTATATTTCATCTCCTACATTTATCTTTGTGGTGTAAACAGCTGGCGTAGCAACGACCAAAGCTTTTTTACTAACAAACTTATGATTTTCAATACTAGTGTTAACAATGAGGGTTTTATCATCGATCTTCTTTGTATTATCATATCTTTCATTTAAAGGCTTTATTATAAAGCTATATAAACTTTTCATCAGTAGTTAAGATCATACTCTACAGAAACTGCCATGTTGCGATTAAACTTTTTCCAAGGTAAAACCTCATCTTTTTTAGTTATATAAATATTATATGAATGATCGTCGTCATTAAATAATATATCGCAAATATTATGTCCACCATATACTTCTTGACCAACTGAATAATGCATAGCATCGTTTTTATAGTCAGATCCTATACTAATTTTTCTAATTATACTAGACATTATACAGCGGCTACAGGTATTTCTTCTTCTATTTCAGTATACGTACCGTCTTCTAAATTAATATTAACAGCACCATACTCTTCTTCAAGTACTTTCTTAAACTCTTCTACATCTTGGTTTACTCCAGCTAGCTCGTGTAGTAATCCATGTTTTTGGCTTTCTAAATAACCTAGTTGATGTAGTATTGAATTAATATTTTCTTGTTGTTCTTTTATTTTAGTTAATTGATCTTCTTTTATTTTCATTTGATTAAATTTAATTTTTATTATTCAGGTGGTTCAGGCAGCGGTGGAACATAAGGTCCATATATTCCTGAGTCACCATTATAACGCGGATCACCTGTAGTTGCCGCGTTTTTATAGTAGTTAGGATCACCTGCCATTTGGTTTATTTTACTTTGTAATTCTTCTTCTGTCATGAATTTTTCTAATACAGGTTGACCTGTGCTAAGTCTACTTCCATCAGGCACGTTACCAAAGCATTTAACTCTACTTATATTAGGTGTAACTCCAAATAAAGCGCCTATAGTAGTTTCTCTTGCTATAAACCATCTTTCAGGATCATCTTTTAAAATCTCTAGCATAATTATGAATTATCATTTATTGTCCAACCATGGTCATTAATTAAAGCATTTCTAGCTGTAAGACCAGCGCCCGTAGCTACGCATGTAGGAGCATCAAAAGTTATATTGTTATTTTGGTTGCTTGCTTCAATATATATTAATAAAGTATTATAATCACTAGAAGATAAAGTAGTTCCAGTTAAAAATTGAGTAAAACTAGTACCGCTTGCGAAACTAAAATTAGTTGGTAATGTTAAGCTTAAACTACCCATTTGTCCAAACGCATAACTAAAATTAGTAACATTACTAAAATCTACATTATTACCAATAGTTATACTATTAAATGATGATGAAGCATAAAATAGTTGTGATACATTTGTTAATGTAGAATCAGTTTGTATGTTTAGCGTAAAAGATCCGTTTTGAAAATCAGCTTGTCTAAACGTTTGATAAAGATTATTACAATTCCTTAAATCCCAATTTATAGCTGTCGTATTTAAAGCTCTACACCCTTGAAAACATGCAACTACATTATTTACACTTGACGTATCCCAATTTTCAATACCACTTACGCTTGCGCTTGTTCCCATGTTCTGGAAAGCATTTCTTAGATTAGTTACATTTCCTGTATTCCAACTTGATAAGTTTGGTAATTGTAATACACTGCAATTTGCACCAAAATATCCTAAATTAGTTACTCTACTTACGTCCCAGCTACTTATATCACCTACACTTGTTAATTTATTACTAAAGCCAAATATTATATACATATTAACAGGACCGCTTGTTTTAATATTCCAATTACTTAAATCTATACTCCCAACATTGTTTTGAAACATACCTCTAAAAGCTTGACTAAAAGTATTAACATTGCTTACGTCCCAATTACTTGGATCAAATTGTGTTAACTTTGTACTAGTAAAAAAATTTGCTAAATTAGTAGCTGAACTAATATCCCAATTTTCATGACCAATAATTGTATCTAAATTTTGACAGTTAGAAGCAAAATTAAAAAATGTAGTTACTTTAGAAACATCCCATCCTGTAGTGTCAATACTAGTAAAATTTCTACTATTAGCAATAAGATAACTTATATTAGTAACATTACTAACATCCCAACCTGTAAAATCAAAAGCACCTGATAAATTATCACAATTCAAAAGCATGGCAAATAAATTATTACAACTTGAAGTAACCCAATTACTGTAATCGCCTAAATTAGATAAAGTTGTATTATCTCTAAAACATTCACTCCATGACGTAACATTACTAAAATCTCCAGTGTCTGTTGCTGTAATGTTTAAGTTACTACATCTACTAAAACTAGCACCCATGTTGCGCCAAGGTAAATTACCCCACTGTTTTATTTTTGTAATTTTTCTTTTGTCATTTATAGCACCATTAAGAATTCTATTATAAGGAGATGTAATAGATATATCATATATTCCAGGAGAATCATAAGTATGTGTTATATCATTACTAGTAGTATCTACATCGCTGTTTCCATCACCCCAATCAACAGTGTAAGGTATACCAGTATTACCACTTGAATATAATCTAAATTGATTACTAGGTGTCGATCCAGATATATTAGTATCAATTTCCATTATAAATGACGTAGTATCACTGCCGCCTCCATCTCCTTCGCTTTGTCCAGGTAAATTTTGCCTAGCAGGTACTGTATAGCTACAGCCTATAAACATATCACTCTATTGGTGGTTCTTCAGGTGTCCATTCTGGCGTCGCTAATAAAGCTAAAGCTTGCTCATGATCAAGTGTAGATATAGGATCTACTCTTCCATTAGTTATAAAACTAGGAGTTACTTGATATGAAAGCATAGCCTGTGTATTAGCTACGTTTCTTCTCATAGTTTGTGAACTTGTCGTATTTATCTGACTAAAATCTATTAAAGCAGTCTGCGTGTCAATATCTATTACTATATAAGTTGTCATTTATTTAATTTTTAAGGTGTATCTGTTGATCTACCTGAGTTAGCTGGATTAGTTACGCCATCAGCGTAGTCAGCCATATTAATACTAAAAGCGTTTTTATCACTATTATACATATTGCCTTTTAAATCTGCAATAGCTAAATTAGTTCCAGTTCCACTTGCTTCTGAACCAGGTGCGTTTCCTACGAGATCATCTACATTACCCGTATTTATTCCAATACCATCTTTACCTCCTTCTATATCTCTTACAACCCAATCATTTCCATTATAATAAGAACTGTTTTCATCCATTGGCCACCAAGCTAATATATTGTTACTAAATGAAGATGTTTTTTGTAAATTTTGTGTAATACCGTTATTATAAATTTTTAATGCTTCACTTTCACTTAAAGCTCTATCAAAAACACAAAAGTTAGAAACTCTACCATTAAATACTCTTTGTGCTGCCGATGTAGAATCTCTACCTATTTCTATTTGTGGGTTAAAATTAGTAAGATCAGGCATTGCAGTAGGTATAGTACCAGTCGCTGTTCCAGGTCCTTGATCTATACCGTCTAAATAAAGTTTTACATTACCAGCGTCATAAGTAAGACATATATGTTTCCATTCGCCATTCGCTGGGTTAGGAAGTATTCCATTCCAAACCAAATAAGCATTTGCATTATTTTTTACAACTTGAAACATCAAACCATTGAACGGAGAGCTAAAATTTAGCTTTATTATAGAACGCCATGCAGCGCTGTAAAATCTACTAAATATACCATCTTGATCTGAATAAGCATCTATGCTAACCCAACCTGAAAATGTAAAGGCACTTTCACCATAAGCAAATATAGAGCCTGGATTAGGCACGCGAATGTAATCGTTATCCGCTGAGTCTAAGTTCATGCTATAACTACTATATGGCTGTTTTCTAGTTAAATTACCTTGAACTAAGTTTGTAGTGTTCATACCTGAACTTTCACCGTTTAATACAGAAACATTATTGTTTACTAAGCTTTGTTCTGTCATTCCTGAACTTGTAGCCGCTTCTGTACTCACAAAAGTATTTACTTTAGTAGCTCCATTGTTAGTTCCATTATTACTTCCTGTACTATCTTGAATACCTGTCGTTGTATTATCAAGCTTGTACCAATTGTTTGGTGTATTAGTGTATGAAGTAGCTGGTGTTCCGTTGTTATATATGTTAGCAACTTCTGTTGTTTGGTCAGTATCCCAAACAGCTATATTAGAAATTTGACATTCATTATGATTTGCTGAAAGATTCGTATGTGATGCCCAAGCTAATAAACCAGTAGTATTTGGAGTATTACCACTTACGCCTGTATCTGTGTCTGCAACATCTCCGTTTTGATATAATTTTAAAGAACTTCCATCATAAATTAACATAAAATGTTGCCATTCATTTTCATTGAAAGTATTACTATTTAGTGTTTTACTTGTAAACGTGTATATATTACCAAAAAGCTTATTGTTTGTGCTTGTACGAAATAGAATACCATTACCTTGATGTAATACAGTTCTGTTATATAAAAAATCTATTTGTTTAAACCAAAATGAAATACTGAAAGCTGATTTATTTGCAAGTGTAGAATATGGACTTGCGATACTAAAAGAATCACTTGTGCCATTAAAATCTAAAGCACTATCAAAACTTGCAGGATATTTTTGATTTTCTACACTCCAATTAGTACCATCAAATTTTTCATTATTATCAAGTTTATACCACGCTTTTAGGTTGTCGGTGGCTATAGCAGTTGTACTAGGTACACCTTCGTTATATAAAGCTTCTACAGCAGCGTTATCTAAATAGCTATTAAATCTTTGGTAATTTGAAATAGCTCCATCAAAAGGTTGTAATCCATTAGACACATTACCAATCATATTTAATGTAGTTGTTTGTGGCCGTGCATATGGATTTGCAGCTATGTTAGTTAATGAAACTGCATTGGCATGATCACCATTGAATATTACTTGTGATGTACTAGTACTCGCGCTATGTCTCCATAAAATATGTAACCAATTAGTATTTGTTTGTGCGCTTGTTAAAGTTACAGTGTTAATTCTTGCAGAATATGGACCACCACTAGGTCCACCTTGTAAATAAAATTGTAGTTTACCAGCTGAGCTTGGGTAAGCTATTCTATATTGAATCGCAGCACTAGCACTGCCATATTTAGAAATTATACTTTCAAACCCAGTACTAGACCAGTTTTTCTTATTAATCCAAACTGAAAAAGTAATTTCATTATTATACTCATTAAACCAATCATCTTTGCCTAAATCTATATATTCTTGTGGTGTCTTCGAAAAATTAAAACTCTGTGGATATGACGACACAGCGTCAGGTATTTGCCAATTTCCTGTACTATCTGCTTCCCAATTTGCTGATTGGTTTAGTTTGTACCAAGCTCTAAGATTAGTTTCTTGTGGCTGCGTACCTGTCATTAATGGTTGACCATTATTATATAATTCTAAAGCTTGTGAAGCATTTAATTCCTGATTCCAAACTTGAGCATTAGTTATTTCACCATTAAACACTACAGAAGATGTATCATTATAAACTCCAATTTCAGTTGGTCTATTACTATTACGCATATTAAAGTAAGATCCTCCATGTGAATCAATATATGATGATTCTGGCACACCATTTATGTACATAGTAATTCCTAAAAGGGCGGTATCTGTATTTGTACCATTACCTCCTCTACCATCATATGTTGCTACAATATGAACCCACTCTCCAGTATTAATAATCGTAACACTATCTCTTCGTTGAACATTTCCATTAGTTGGCGTACCAGTGCCTTGATCGTACAAAGCTAATCGAAGTCTAGCTGTTGATGCAGTTGATGAAGTTCGTTGTACATATAGTATATATTCATAACCTACAACTCCTGATCCTGAACCAGATGTATTTCCCCATCTAGAAATAATACCATCTCCGTATCCTGTGGTTTTTATCCAAGCAGACATACTAAATGGTGAATCACTAGCTCCACCAAAAGATAATAAATCATTGTCTGGTACATTTATCCAAGTTGAACTGCCATTAAAATTAAAAACACTATCTGCTCCAACTGAAATGTTAGGGAAACTAGCAGGTGCATTTGGATTTGAGTTGTCACCTAGTGGCCAGTATGCTACAGGTTCTCCACCTGTTATAGCCATTGGGTTGTTCAAGTTGTATAGGTAGCTTATTTGATTTTCTGAAAGTGTATAATCAAAAATACAACATTGACTCATATTTCCTGGCATTTGATAATACCATTGTGTAGCATTTAAATTTCTTCCCGCTAAAATTAAATTAGTAGCTGAAGGTATACTTGTTGCAGTTCCCCAACCTGATTGACTTGTAAGTTGTTGACCATTTTGATATACTCTAGTTCTATTAATTGATGTTTCAGAACCGTCAAATCTTAAGACCCAATGATTCCATTCAGCAATATCTTTATTGAAAGAGCCGTCTAATCTAAAGTTTACATTACCTATATAAACATCTAAAGAAGTGCCTGCGGCATTAAATACCCATAATATAGGATTATCAGTTCCATTAGTTAAATGAAATGGATATTTAGGTTCAACATTTGCGGAATAATCTATTTTAGCCCAGAAGGATATAGTACAATTAGTTGCTCCACTTAATTCAGTAAATGGCATTTGTATTCTTGAACCATCAAACTCAATATTATAATTACTTAACTTATCTTTGTTAGCGTTTCTTGGCATTCGCCATATTGGTGCAATATAATTTGTTCCCATAATTAATCTCCCATTCTATACCAGGCTTCAGGCGCGCCTTCAGGTGTTTCACTTAAGTCAGCTACCTTACCAGGGTTATTCGCTGTAGTATCGTATATAGCTTGTATTGTATTAGCGGATAAAGCTTTTGTGAATGTTGCTGCTTCGTCTATATATCCAGACCAAAATTCTGTATATGATGTTTTACTGTTTCTTGCACAGCCTAAATTTATTTGTGGATATGTTCCAGGACCAGTTCTATATGAATATGGTAAGCTATAAGGCACTTCACCTATAGTTCTTGTTCCATCTGTTGAACTTGAATTAGTAGTGTTTGGTAATAAAAATTCATTTCCATTAATATATATTTTAACTCTATTAGTTGCACTTGCATCATAGACGTAAGCTAAATGATACCAAACATCTTGTTCCCAAGTTATTCCAGAACCTGAATAATTAGTATTAGAATTATCATATATAAAACTTTGTGTATTTTGAACACCTGTTTGTGTTGCATTAGCTCCTTGTAAATAGATTCTTACATATCTACCTGCTTGGTTTGCTTGATTATATTTCATAAATATGTAATTATTAGAAGATCCTGCGCCACAGGTTAAACTCATAAATGTTTTATTACCTCCTATACTTGCATTATTTAATCTAAACCATAAACTAATACTTCCTTCAGTTTCTCCTGTTGATGCTAAAGGTACATCTGGAGTAAAATGTGTACCTCCATCAGTTAATTGCATTCTACTAGCCACACCATCAAACTCCATTGAAAAACTATTATCAATAGCAGTGTATTCAAAAGCGCCACCACCTCCGCCAGATTGACCTGGTAGGTTTGCTATATTAGGAACCGTGAAGGTATTACCTAAATACATATCTTAATATAATCCTAATATGTCACTATCTGCTAAAGCTGCTGCCCCTGTTGCTGCTGTAACTGCAGTAACTAATATTGGTAAAAAAGAACCAGCTGCAATACCTTTAAATGTTGCAGGCGTTCCACTTTCCATGGTTACTGTTATAGAAGTCATAGCCGCGCCGATATATAAGCAAACACCTCTACGTTCAGTTCCTGTAATAGTAGTGGTAGTTAAATTTCCACCAGGAGTAAGATTTATAGCATCATGTGCAAATACTCTAACTTCGTTAGCTAAATCTGACTGTACACTTTTCATTTTTATTTTATTTTTTTATTAATACTTTTTCTGCGCCTCTAGAACCAAAATACGCAACATATACTGTTATTAGTAAAGTTTTTAGTAATTCAACCCAAGCATTATCTACATCAAACATAGTATGAAATGAATCTATTATAATTAATATAGTAGATGCGAAAGTTAAATATATTAAAGCAAGTGGTCTAGTATTTTTTGATAACCAAGAATCACTTTTCATATCAGCTGTCCATCTAGTAGAAACATCTTTCATCTCTTGTATATCTTGTTCTAGTAACTTTAAAGCTGTTTCTTTGTCTTGAGGTTCAATGGTATTATCACTTGTTATAATATTTTTTACTATTCCAAGTGCACCTTGATCAGGTAAAAATTCCCCAACTTGTGAAACTATATTAGGGGCTCTCTCAGTTAAAAAAGCCCCTACTTTAGTTTCTTTAAATTTCTTTTTATTTTTTACACGCATAACAACCGACACACTTTTCACAGTTAATTTCTGGTCTTAGTGACCATAAAAATTCCCTAATAGCAAAACCAAAAGCAATACCAGAATATAGTAAATGCTTTTCTGCTATAAGTGCAATACCTATTATAGCTATAGCCAAAGACTTGAACCATGATGAATTAACTACTTTTTTTAATTGCTCCATATACATTATTTTCCACCTTTGTTTTTGTATCCACACTTTTTAAGTATTGGAGACATTTGCATTTGTAAACCTGACTTCATATTATATCCAGACTTCATATTATATCCAGACTTCATTTTGTATGCACTCATTTCAAGCATACTTTTATCCATTTTCTTATTTGGCATGATTATTTATTTTGTTTTTTATACGCTTCTTTTTCCCACCAGTGGGATTTGTTACCGTCCATTTTTAAACTCCTTTTTATTTTCTTCCAAGGATCTTTAGTTGATTTTCTATGATACATATAATTATTATCATACCATATTAAACCTTTTTCTATTTGTTTTAAATGAACTTTTTCGTGACTTATTATTTTGTCTATTAATTTTTTGTCTCTTACTTTTTCGTTAACGGTAATAGTGCCGTTTTTGTTTGCTCTACCTAAAACATTTTTATCTTCCGGCACAAAGTATACTGGAGTGTTATCTATTTTATATCCAGGTTTTATTTTGTAAGCCATATTACCATTTTACTTTATTAGCCCAATAAGCAGCAGACATTTTACCTTTAGCTATATTTTTAGCATGTCTTGCTTTAAAACTTTTACGTCTAGCTTTTTGTTTTGCAGATTCACCTTTTTTAGGTTTACCAG